CCTCAAATTAGAGCAAGAGGATCAGGCTATCTTGCGTATGCGTCATCACGAGAGCTTTACCCTGCAACAGATAGCACAGGTACTAGAGTGTGCTATCTCTACCGCAGATCGTAGATGCGCTCAGGCTTTGCGTAGGTTGCAGGATAATCTTGGCGGGGTTAGTCCCTGGCAATGAACGAAGAGCTATTATTTACCTTCTTGCGTGAGAGTTTGTACCCAGATTTAGTAAAGTCTGAGGGCATCTTTGATGCCTATGACTGTATCTCTAGGCAAGCAGGTCACTACATAGAATTAAAATGCAGGGGGGTACACTACAACACTTTGCTGATTGAAGAGATGAAGTACCGCAAGCTCATCACACAAGCAGCAGAGCGTGATCTTATCCCGTACTACATTAACTCTACACCTGCTGGTATCTTCTCCTTCGACTTACTAGATTTACCAGAACCAGTATGGTTTAATCACCAGATGCCTGCGACTACTGAGTTTGACAGGGTTGAAAAGATTGAGAAGTTAGTAGGTTATCTACCCATAGAGGAAGCGGTGCAGCTCTAATGCAGTACGACTATCGTTGCCCTGATTGCAACACAGTATTAACTATCGAACGCAGTATCCACGAGGAACCTCGTGAGCCTTCTTGCTTTGACTGTCATATACCAATGATACGTAAGTGGGACTCACCTGGTGTCACCTTCAAGGGTAAAGGATTTTACTCTACTGGTGGATAGTGCTACACTTTAGATCTCGGTAGGCAATCCCGCCTATGAGTGCTAGCAAAAAGCCCCCGCCAGTTATGGCGAGGGCTTTTTGTTTTGCTAGGAAAGGGTTAGAAACCCAGCAAGATTATTTAGTACCACCCTCGTCTATCGGAGTGGCTGAGAGCGCGACACGCACTCCCTCCATAGCGGTGACTAAGGTATCGTAAACCGTGAAGGACTTGAAGTTCAGGTTGTCCACTGCGCTCTCTAAGGAGTTGAGCAATTCCAAAAGCCGAGCTTCTTGGTTTGCCCGAAGCGTCTCTTGGGCGAGCCAAGTGGTCGAAGCGGGATTCACGGGTCCATAAGGTGACAAGACATCTGATTTGCTCTTGATTGTAGCCGAGTGCTCGTGCGTAACTAACTGCAAGTGACTTGTTCTCACGCTTCTCCTCCATTGTCGCTTTCGTCCGCTCCTTCATAATCGGTACGTCCTGCAACTTCGGGGACTGCGTTCGCTCTGGTATGAATACCCACAGTAAGCCTACTATCAGGGTTAATAATCCAAGTCTTGCCCTCTTGCTCATCAAAACTCCTTTGTTCATCAAGCAGCTGCTTGTATGTGTCTGGATACAGGTGAGCTAAGCGCACTAACGCTTTGTCTCTAGCCCGTCTATAATTACGGTAGTGGATAGATTGTTTCCCGCTTACCTGTCTACTCTCCATTGATCTTATCCTCCCACACTATAAGCACATAGACTATCACCATTATCACCACTATCCCTAACACTAAGCTCATAGCCCTACCTTCCTTGCCTCTTGAATAATCTCCGTTATGTCTATCGTCTGCCCTACTAAGTGGGCATCTTCCTCATCACTATCCCACGCACTTACTAAAAGGCGTGCTCCTACGGGGGCAAGTGTTAGCCATTGCATAGCCTGTTCAGCATTAGCCCCGCCCCACTCTGCTCTCCCGCTCTCGTCTACTACCTCGTATAACAGGATCAACTCAGATTTTTTAGGGTGTATGGTATAGATGTTGCTTTCTTGCTTTTGTAATTCTAGTTTTCTTTTCATCTCTGTAACCTGTTGTGCTATGTAGTTACTCACTTGTAGCTCTCCCTTCCTTATGTAGTGAACAGTAATTCTTGCCAGCGTGATACCAAAAGTATCCGGTATCAGCATCTTCCCAACCGCAATAGCCACACTTATAGTTACTCATTCTCCTCCTCCTCAAACCCGAATAGCTGAGTCAGGGCTGAGTTAGCCCTGCGTAGGTTAGCGATAGCTCTGGCTATCTCCTCTTGCTGAAGGTCTATCTCAGCTTGATTAAGGCATAGGTCTACCTTAGCCTCTAAATACTCTCTATTCATTACGCTATCTCCTCTACTATTACATCATCATAACCTTTAACCTCGCGGTAAAACTCAGCTACACGCTCAGCATCTATCTTGTACGCGTAGTGTTGCCAATTAACTTCATACGCTCCTACCCATACTGTCCACTTACTCATTACTCTCCCCCTTTAGTGTCCACTCTAAAGCAACTAACCAAGAATTAAGCTCTTCCACCTTTAGATAGGTAAAGTCTCTATTCACTAACTCGTTTTCTATAAAGTTAATCTCGTACTTAATTTCATCAAGCGTTTTCATTACCCTCTCCCTCGTTAATGGGTAGTACTCTACCCTTGAATTGTGTTTCGATTATCTTGATTACATCTTCACCCGTAGATAGCTTGTCCCAATCCCACTCTCTCGGATCCCCGTCATAAGTCTCTATCTCTAGTGTTACTAGGTATCTATCTTTCATTATGCTAGCCCCCTTGCATCATTAGCTATCGCTAAGATAGATGCTAGCTGCTCGCCTATTACATCATCATTATCGGCATACTCACCGTCTAAATAAGCTGGCTCCCATTGCTGAGTCTCTGTATCGTAAATAGTGCCGTCATCAAGGCGTACCGCCTCGGTGTCTGTATCCCATTCCCAGCCATTCTTATTCGTGTACTTAATAATAAACATATGCTCTTTCATTACTCTCCCTCTTTCCCGTCTCTATACTTAACGATAGTGTTAAGCGTGGTGTGAATGTGGCAATCGCAATCGCCTCCCATATTGTCATTAAACTCTAAGTGAGAATAGTTATCCTCATATATCTCATTTATTAGCTGCTCTAGTGTGTCCATTACTTTCCCTCTTTCCCGTCCATTAGATCACACTTAACATCGGGGAACTCGTGTTCTGCCTGACATAGTGAACACAAGCCATAGCCAATAGAGTCAATAGCCTCTTGTAGCGTCTTAAATAGTGCCATTACTTAGCCTCCTTTAGTTCGATCTTAAATTGTGCCTTAGCTTGCTTTAGCGTGTAGCCGTAATAAACGCGGGTAAATAGATACTCTCCCCCGCCTGTGCCTACTAAATCGGAGATTACATAAGCTCCGCTGTGTGCCACTCTTTCGATAGTCATAATTAACCCTTATTTCTCCGGTCTAGGTACCGGCTCCCTCTCCCTTGCCCGTAAGCAAGGGAGGAGAGTCACCTACCTAGTGAAAGTTACATACACTCCAACATTGAGCCGAGGCAGATCCTGCCCTCCTCGGTAATCCATACATTACCGCTGACCCACACAAGGCCGGCAATGAGTAGGCCGATAGCTATGCCGGCGACTAGATTGCCCCGCTTAGATAACTCTCTCACTTACCCGCCTCCTCTCTCCTAATCGCCTGCTCAGCCTCCTCGCGGGTCTCGGCGTAACCAAATCGGTCAATCGCCCCGTGTGAGTACTGATAGCGGTATGACATCCACCCGCTTAGACCTGTCTCTTCGATTGTGTAGGTCATCACAAGCTCCACCCTGTTAGGTGCTTGCTAGTGATGCACTTAGCACAAGCTCGCACCTCTTCTTCATTTACGATAATCGGGAAGATTACCGCCTTGCGATTACATACTCCGCACTCACTCATTTACTTATTCTCCTCTCGTAGTTGCTTAGCGATTAGGTCAAAAGGCAGGGAGCCTTGCCCCTGCAATAGCTGAGCAATTAGTAAGCCGGCTATCTCGCTCACCTGCTCGGTGACTAGCTCGGTCACCTGCTCGGCTAGTGTCTCCCACTCTCCGCGCAAGGTATCCGATAGCTCTGCTACTCCCTCGGTATTCTTAACATCTGCCATTAGCTCGGTGTATGCCTCGTAATCGTTCTCCATAACTAAAAGAAAGTCTTGCTTAAATTGCTCGGCTATGACTAGGCGGGTCACATCTTCGCCTAGTGTGTCTGCTTGTTGTTGTGCTAGTGATGTCATTTATTTATTACCTCTCTTGTTTAGCTTGCGCTCTTGCTTGATTGTGTCAATGATGAAAGGAGAGGCGATAAGTAGCACTCCGATTAGGTAGCTGATTAGTAGCGCGTTAGTCATTTACTTAGCTCCCTTTACTGTTAGGACACCGGCAACAGGTGCAAGCACCTCACGAGCTACATTAACCGCATCATCTAAATCGTATGCACTAACGCGGATAGTCACCTGCACTGTTATTTCGTATGTATTAAAATCACTCATTTACTTATTCTCCTTGTGAGCTTGTTAGGTAGGTTAGGCTCACGGGTCTATTGTTGCGTACTATTCCCCATAGTGTCAAGCCCATAACCGGCAAGGTTTAGGGCGTGTCGGGGTATCAAATAGGCGGGATTATTACCTCTTGAATTTGGATCTTTTCCCCAAAAGAAAGAGCAACGCCACCGGCTCGGCAAGGTTAGCCGGTCATTATGTCACCGGCTTAGCCTCACCGGTTAGGAGTGGCAAGGCTATCGGGTCAGGGGCTAGAGCTATTAGGTCAGGGCTAACCGGTAGAGCTATGGCCTAGAGGTCAGGCCTTTACCTAGTAGAGCCGAGCCTCTTGCCTGCCATTACTTAAACAATACTTAACCCTCCACCGCCGAGCTTGACCGCCCGAATGGTAGTAACCGCACCGCTTTCGGCTAACCGTTTACCGCTAGCCGTACGGCTTAGGGCAAGGGGAGGGGGTGGGTCAGCACAAAAGGCCGGCAGCCCTACCCCCCTATGCTGAATTCTTTTGCACGGTAGTATATATGCCCCAACAAAATATATTTCCTAAAGTGAGATCCCCCAATATGGCTCTGACCTGCGGTTATATATACTGTGATGTAGTTCACATTCTAAAAACGAGAAATGCGTTAAATTTCCTGCCTTATATATAGTAAGGGGCTTTAATAGGAAAGACCCTGAGTTGCTACGGTTTGGCCTCTAACGAGGCCCCTAGGCCGAGTTCAGTCTTACCCCTCAGTTCGCTGTAGCTCCTTCGGGCGTTAAGCCCGACCTGCCTAGTACTTTTAGTGGGGATAGGACTATCTACTGGTAGATAAAACCTTCCTCGCCTAGTATAAAAATAAACCGATTCCGGCCGGTCCCCAATAAATTTTAGGAGATCACGTGGCTGACAATAGTGCCGACATCGCCAAGAGAATCATCCTTGGTTGTGTAGCAGAGGGTATGACCATCGAGCAGGCTTGTGCCTCGGCTGGTAAATCCATTAAGACTTACGAGTACTACCGACGTACCGATAAGGTTTTTACAGACAAGGTTGACCGAACACGCCTTGGTCTAAAGGACAAGAGCTTTGCAACGAGCGATGTCCACGACATTACCTTTGCCGAGTTCCGCCAGAAGTTCTTGCACTCCCAGACATTTCCACACCAGCAAAACCTGGTAGATATGATCGAGGGCCGCGAACCTGGTTGGATGCACCCTTCTATGAAGTATGAGCCAGGACTGGCTAGTAATAGAATCCTGATTAACATTCCGCCAAACCACGCCAAGTCAATTACGATCACGGTGGACTATGTAACGTGGCAGGTAGTACGTAACCCCAACTTTAGAGTTTTGATTGTTTCCCAGACCCAGCAGTTAGCTGCCGACTTTCTCTACGCCATCAAGCAACGCCTGACTCATCCGATGTATGAATCACTCCAACAGGCTTACGCTGCTGGCGTAGGGTTTAACTCTAAGTCAGCTTCCTGGCAAGCAACCCGCGTCACCTTTGGTTCCGAGCTACGTGAGTCTAGCGAAAAAGACCCGAACATCGAAGCTATTGGTATCGGTGGTCAGATCTACGGTAAGCGTGCAGATATGATTATCGTAGACGACGCTGTTACCTTAAAGAACGCTAACGAGTTTGAAAAGCAGATTCGCTGGTTAACCCAGGACGTACGATCACGTTTGAACCCTACGGGTAAACTTGTAGTTATTGGTACTAGAGTTTCAGCTATGGACCTATACCGCGAACTACGCAACGAAGACCGCTACCCAGGTGGACTGGTCCCGTGGAAGTACTTGGCTATGCCAGCACTCTTAAAGACAGATGAGAACCCTGACAAGTGGGAGACTCTCTGGCCTGCAAGTGATGCTCCATTCGATGGTCAGATGGAATCTGACAAGAACGAAGACGGCCTCTACCCTAGATGGAATGGTCGCAACCTTTACAATGAACGCCAAGCTATGGATGCAAGTACCTGGGCTTTGGTCTATCAACAACAAGATATCTCAGATGATGCCATCTTTGATCCAGTATGTGTGCGAGGTTCTATAGATGGTATGCGTAAAGCAGGTCGCCTCGTTCCTGGTAATCCAGGCCATCCACGTGATGTCAACGGCTTTTCTTTTATTTGTGGTCTTGATCCCGCTATGGTTGGTGATACAGCCGTCGTTTGTTACGCTGTTGATCGGGTTACACATAAACGCTATATCGTTGATGCTACTAAAATTACTAGGCCAACGCCTGCTGCGATACGCCAACTAATCTTTGACTGGACTTCCCTCTACTCACCCAGTGAGTGGATAGTAGAAAAAAATTCTTTTCAATCATTCCTTACGCAAGATGAAGGCATCCGCCAGCACCTTGCCTCACGGGGTGTGCTACTGCGAGAACACCATACAGGTAACAACAAGTGGGACTCCGGTTTCGGTGTTGCTTCTATGTCTACCTTGTTCGGCACAAAACAGCACGACAACAAGCACCACCGCGACAATCTTATTCACTTACCTTCTGACCAAACTGAAAATATCAAGGCGCTCATTGAGCAATTGATTACGTGGTCGCCAACTACTAAGGGTAAGACCGATATGGTAATGGCCTTGTGGTTCTGTGAGATCAGAGCACGCGAGATGCTTAACCAAGGACTTAACCAAACCCATCACTTAAAAAACCCATTCCTTTCTCGTTACGAGAGAGGCAAGCGAACAGTTATCAACATAGATGAATTGCTCGCCGAGAAAGATCGTACATTCATCTAATAAGGAGATAACAATGGCAGAATATAAGAGTCGCAGTAATGACCCTCGTATCACTATGGGCGGTAAGAAAGACAAGTACAAGTACGATATGGCACTTGAAGTAGCACGCCAGCCGGCTGATACTCCAGAGGGCAAGAGAATGAAGAAGGATGCTCAGAACTACGTACGTGCATTTGAGTCACGTTTTCAGAATGAAGCATTTGTTCGCTCAGGCCGTATGCCATACACAGCAGGTGGTAAGGGTGCAGCTAAGGATCTTGAGAAGGTAGACAAGGTAGGAAAGTCAAAGCCTGCACCTAAAAAGGAGCTAAAGAAGGCAACTGAAAAGATGAAGAAAAACACAAGAGTAAAGATTACTGGTACTGCTTCTACTACACCACGTGTTTCTGGATCAATGATTAAGTCTCAACCAAAGACTACATCAAAAAGCACAGCAATTAAAGTCACTAAGAAGATGACTGAAGCACCTAAGCGCACTCCAAAGAACGCACAAACACTTCGTCGATTTGCTAAAGGTGGTAAGAAGTAATGGCAGCTACAAAAAAGCCAAAGGGAGCTTATTCTAAAATTGGTGGTGTTGGTGGAGTTGAATTTACTGGCAGATCAAAAGCTGAGAAATTTGAAAACTACATAACTGGTATCAGAGATACATCAGAAACACGCAAAGATAGATTTGAAAACACTTCTCGTCTTTATGCTGCAGCACGTAAAATAGGCCTTAGTGAAAAAGCTGTAAAGCCACAGATCGATGCTCTTGCAAAAGACTTAAAGAAGTACGGCGCAGCGGTTGAAAAGAAAACTTCCAAGATGGATATGGAAGATATGATGCGACGTTCTGCTGAGAACCAAAAGTTAAAAGCTAAAAAAGCTGCAGCATCAAAGCCAGCAGTTAAGAAAACCACAGCTAAAAAAGCTGCAGTTAAGCCATCGGTCAAGAAGAAGGCAGGCAAGAAATAATGCCAAAAATTGGAACTGGTACAAACAAAGTTAGTATTGACCCAAAGGCTTACGCTGCAAGAATTACCAGAGCTAAAAAAATTGTAGCAAGTATGGACCCTGCAACAAAAGCAAAAATTAAAGATATGTACCCAAAGGTTACAAGAGAAGAAGTTGCTAAGCAGGCATTAAATACTAAGAAGGTGGATATGAAAAAGAATACAGCACCTAGAAAGCCTACAGTTTCTCGCGCACCATCAAAGGGTGTTAAGACTCCAATGCCTAAGACTGGACCAAGTGGTAAGAAGAAGTTAATGCCACTTACAGGACAAGCAGCAATTGATGCAATGCAACGACGTGTATCACCTGCTGGTGTTAAGAAGGCAGAGATGGATGCTAAGAAGGCAACCAACAAGAAGTATCCAGGATTATACAAGAAATCTAAGTAAGGAACTCAATTGTTATCAGTCAAAGAAGTTGACGCTAAGCTAGCACGCTTACGTACTCGCTCATCAGCGCGAGATCAACGTATGCGTGATGTGCTCTCGGTGCGTCAAGGAGATATCTCTAAGGTATATCCTGCAATGTTTTCAGAGGAATACCCAAAGCCTCTGGTTGCAAACTTCATTGACGTAGCAGCACGAGATCTAGCAGAAGCAATGGCACCACTGCCATCCTTTAACTGTTCTGCAACTAATATGGTTTCAGATACAGCACGCAAGGCAGCAGATACTAGAACTCGTATTGCAAACTTTTATGTAACAAACTCTGACCTACAACTGCAGATGTACACAGCAGCAGACTGGTATAACACCTACGGTCTTGGTATCGGTATGGTTGAGATGGACTTTGAGGACAATAATCCTCGTATCCGTATGCTCAATCCATTCGGCACCTACCCAGAGTTAGATCGTTATGGTCGCGTTATGTCTGTAACTCAGGTAATTATTACTGATGCAGAGACACTAGCTGCACAATACCCAGAGTATTACGATTTGATTCTAGGCAAAAACCAGTACGCTCTATCTTCTCCTTATATCTCAATGGTCAAGTACCACGACAAGGACCAGGATCTACTCTATCTACCAGAGCGTAAAAACTTAGTACTAGCACGTACACCTAACATCATAGGTAAGGCAATGGCATCTGTCATTATGCGTTCTTCACTTGACGGTGAAGCACGTGGACAGTTTGATGATGTTCTATCTGTACAACTTGCTCGTGCTCGTTTTGCAATCTTGCAGATCCAAGCAGCAGAAAAGTCTATCCAAGCACCTATTGCTATTCCACAAGATGTGCAAGAGTTGGCACTTGGTCCAGATTCAATTATGCGTTCTGCTAACCCACAAGGTATTCGTCGCGTTTCATTAGATCTTCCACCTGGCATCTTTGCAGAATCTGGTGTTCTTGAGCGTGAACTTCGTTTAGGATCTCGTTACCCTGAATCTCGTTCAGGTAACATTGACGCATCTGTTGTTACAGGCCGTGGTGTGCAAGCACTACAGGCTGGCTTTGATACACAGATTAAGTCAGCACAAGCACAGTTTGCTCGTATGTTCCAAGAACTTATTTCAGTTTGCTTTGAAGCAGATGAGAAAGTATTTGGTGGTATTCCAAAGACCATCAAGGGTTCAGATGATGGAACACCTTACGTTCTAAAGTACACACCATCTCGTGACATCAAGGGTGAGTACGGCGTAGATGTACGCTACGGAATTATGTCTGGTATGGACCCAAAC